CCGACTTGTTCGCTCTGCCATTCTTGCGTAGTCCGCTCGATTTCGCAGACCGGACAACCGATGCATCCCCAGTAGAGAGACCCCTTTACGGGAGGACGCTGCGGAGTGCCGTCGTAGTACGGTCTCGGAACCCACCTGAAGAACAGCGTGCCGATGTTGGACGTACCGACCGTGAACATCTCGAATTCAAGGCAGTACTTTGAGATGTCGGTGTGTCCGTCTTCACCCATGGCACCCTGGAAACTGATGTAGCCAGTGCTCTCGTCGATACTGAACTTTGTGAGGTCAAGTGTCGGGTTCTGGAACGGGTAGCTTCCGCGTGCCTCCTTGTGGCCGAGGAATTTACCCGTGTTGCCTTCGTACACGTAGTTGTGAGCGGCCTCGGAATCGTTCAAGTTCGTTCTGTCAAGCAAGATGGGCATGGTCGAGCCAAGTCCGGAGTTCCCAACCCAGTGGCCGTTTACGACAGAGTTCGCCGTAGTTGCGGAGATGTTGTGGTATCCGCCGACATTGAACGTGTTGCCGTCACAGTCTACATTCACTACGCCGTTGACATCTCGTTGAGAAACTGTTGACGAGATTACGTTGTCCTTAAGAGTTATGTTGGTCGAAATGACCGTCGCATTGACGTTACATCCGGAAATGTACGCAAGTGCACCCAGCGTGGTGAGCGGCGCGTAGATGTCCGCATCCTCCACATGCAAGGAGGTCAGAACCTGGATTCCGGTTCCGTTGAGAGAGCCACGGCGCAGCGCAAGAGTCGGACACACGAAGTCATTGCTGAAGGTTAGCCAGCAGTCCACGGCGTTGAGGACAAGGTCGTTGCCGCTTACCGAGACAGTTCCAGACACGTTGTGCAGCTCGCAGTTGCCGCGCAAGGTAACGTTAGAGAAGGACGCGTTCTCGACAATGGCCCCGCTAAGCAATGTAATGCCAGTGATAGTTCCCTCGCCGATGTCGCCGTAGTCGGCCTCGTTCTGCTTGTTCTTCAAGGTGACATAAGTCGTAGCGTCCTTGCAGTTCTCAAGCAAGATAGTGTTGTTGATGGACGTGAGGTTAGCCCAGTCGTAGTTGTCGGCGAAGAAGTCCGTACGGAGCACGGAGTTGCTGATAGTGATCTCGCCAGTGATCTTCTTGTTGGACGTAATCACGCAATTTTCAAGCTGCAAGGAACTGTTGCCGTTAGTGACAAAGTGTACTTCCTTCCCAGTGATTACACGCGGATAGTCAGAAGCGTCGATCACCCAGCCGACACGTGCGTTGCCCTGGCAGTTGCCGCCGAGCCAAGAGATATTGATGTAGTCGCAAGTTAGCGTTGCGGAGCCAGTCTGTACAGCGGAATCGAACAGGTACGGTGCGGCCTTGTGCAACTCGTGGCACTGGATGGCGGTGCCGCTCGTGCCAGTCTTGCACATGAAACGCACTGCGTCGGAACAGTAGATGTCGCCTTCGATTGCGAAGGTGTTGGTGCCGTCAAGCAAGTAGTAGCCGATGCCGTTAGGAAAGTCTGGGAACCACGCGTTCAATCCCTCGTTGACGAGGTAGTTGGCGCAATTGGCCAGCTGCGACGTATAGGAGAAATCAAGTGAATACTTGTTGTCAACCGGGAAGATACCGAAGTGGCGCACGTCGAAGATGTACTCACGAGACGCGAGAATCCAGCGACCAGGGCCAGATACGTTGTTTGGCATGATTACGGAACCGCCGTTGTCGCTCTTGACCGTAGTGTCGTCCCAGACATAGAGCACTGGCGAGGTGTCGCCAGCGTTGTAGTAGCCGTAGAGCCACAGCATCTTGACACCGTCAAGCTCCGGAACATCCTCAGGATACCTTGCACGGAGATCGGCCATAGTTGCGACACCATCAGCCGAAGTGGCTTCGATGTCAACAGTCTGGACTGGATCCATATTGTCGGAGGAGTACTGGTAAGCCCAGCGAGACGGGTCGTAGTCCTCTTCGGGCCATCCCATCATGTCGCCAGTTCCTACGTACTGGTAGAAATAGGCGGTGACGTTGTCAGCATTTTCCACGAATACCTGGTACTCGGTTCTGCCGAGCATGTCGGTAAATTCCGGATTGCGGATTGCAATTCCGTCACGGTTGTAGATTACGATGTTGTCCGTAGTCCCCTTCTTGCAGAAACGGACTTTACCGTGAAGGAGGTTGCGGTCGTTGTTAAGGTACGAATTCCAGTTGTCGAACGCTCTCATAATTCTCTCTCCTAGTATGCGCTTGTCGAAGACGTCGGGAAATATGTCGAGGTCGACGCGTTCCCGACTGGTTCGCCAGCGTATTCGCTCGGATGCTTCCATTCGTCCACGCCGAGCTTGATTGCGATGTTGTGGTAGATCTGCGGATACTGCATGAACTGTTCGTCAGTGAGTCCGTCAAGGCCGTACATCATCACGTTCATGATGGCGTCAGCATACTTGGCACGATCCTCAACATCGATCCTGGGATTTGCCGTGAAGTCACGGAGCTTGCCCAGCATGTTGTTCCAAAGCGCCTTCTGACGCTTCTCGTCGATTTCCTTGATGCTGCCTACCATGCTTCCGGCGTTGGCGTAGCCTTCACGAGCGAGCATGTTGTACACAGCATTTGCGCCAGCGTCACGAGCGGTTTCGCCAAGGCGAGTAACTCCGGTCATCTTTCTTGCGAGTTCCGGATTACGGTTGATCTGCTCTCTTACTACAGCGTTACGAGACTCGACTGCTGGGAATCCGTCCTCAGTTCTGCGGATGTAATCAAAGTCGTAATAGTCAGGGTCTATAACTCCGCCCATGTCGTCTATACGTGTTGCGACGTCCATGTCCATGTTTCCGACATCATCGTACTGGTATTCCAGAGGAGTGACATCTTCTACGTCCTTACGTACACCGTTAATGACGAGTCCTTCCTCGTCAAGTTTGTCTGCGGACACGATTCGACCGTCATCAAGCTGTACCAAATCCTCGTATTTACCAGCCTCGTTCTTGTTTCGGAACTGTAGCCAGTTATCGTCCGGATTGTTAGCATACTTGTTCATAATACCTTGAGAACTTCCTAGACGCTTCGCCTCGGACGTAAGAGCTCTGTAGTTCTCTGCATTGATAAGGTCATCGATCGTGTAGCCAGAACGCTTGACAGGTGCGTTACCCAGTTCCACCTTCTTTGCAAGCTCAGCATTCTGCTTGGCAAGTTCGGCCTTGCGGTCGAGCATAGCTTGCCTACGTGCAATGATGTCGTCGGTCTTGTTGCCAAGATTGCCAATGAAATCCTTGAAGCCGCCCTTGTATGCGTTACCACCAGCCTCATCACCGAGAGACTGTTCCAGCGAGTTCTTGACACGGGCTCCGTAACCCTTGACAACTCCCTTGCCCATGCCGATACCAGCGGACTGTGCAAGAAGCTTGTCAGCTGATATCTCGCTGCGTGGATTTAGAGAAGCCGTGGGCTCGCCTAGAACGTCGGAGTTGTAAAGTACGCCAGCGTCGAGAGCTTGGCTTGCAAGTGGCTGAGCCAGCGACTCCGTCGCAAATCCAGCACCGAAAGCAAGCTTCTCACCGACGGCCTTGGCCATGTCGGATGTAAGCCAAGGAGCCTTGTAGACGATTACACCAGCCTTGTCTGCAATGCCTACACCGGGAATAAAGTTTAGACCAAGTTCAGCCACGTCACCAGCAAGGTCTTGCCAAGTCGGTTCTCTTCCGTCCAAGTGAGCTTCTTTGATTCTTGGGAAACCTAGCCCCAATCCAGCAGAGATCAACCATCCACCTAAATCAATGTTGTTGTCGGCATCATATCCTTCAACTTGGTTCTGGCGCTGATACTCGTCGCCGGATCGGCGAAGGTCATCCTCGATCTCGGAGAATGTCTGCTTGCCTAGAGTAACCGCAGCCGCTTCCTTGTCGGACTGAGAGAAATTACCCCAGTATTTCTTGTTCTCCGGATTAGTGAATGCGCTACGGTCATCGTCGCTCAACGCCTTTCCGTTCTCGGTCTTGTATCCGAACGCAGTCATGTAATCGTCAACAGAACGACGCTTGTTGCCCATGATGTCACGCTGTTCGTCACGGCTGGCCGTAGTGGCCTCGTTACGAAGAGAGTAGACTTCCTTGGCCATGTCGCGCATCCAGTCCGAAGCATTGTCGTCCATGACCGAAGGGAACTGCAAGACCTTCTGAAGCTCATTTATGTTGCTCATGACCCATACGGCCAATTCATCGTCGTTCAAATCCTTTGACGAACGGTAAAGCGTGTCAGCGGCATTTGCCGACGGCAAGTCGCTGAGCGCCAGATTGTACAATGCTTCTTGGAACTTTTTCATACTACTACTTCTTTTGCATTACTGCTTCGTTGATTGCTGCGTCAAGCTGTGCAGCATATTCCGGATAGTAAGACTTCGCTTCCTTCAGGGTCTTCTCGCCGAGTGCGACAAGTGCCGTCTGGTTGCGGAGCTGTCCGTTCAAGAGAATCTTCTTGCCGTAATCTTCCTTGGTCAGCTTCACTCCTTGTCCACCCTTTCCAGAAGGCTTGCCGTAATCTTTGAGAGCCTTGCGAGACTCTTCGACAACTGCGAGAAGCTTCTGCTTGTTAGCTTCGTTCAGAGGAGACTGCTTGATCTGTGCTTCCTGTGCGTCAAGTTCCTCCGTCTTGTCTGCAATGAACTTAGCCTTGTCCTTCTTGTTGATGTTTACGTTGTCAACAGTGATGCTCTTCTTCGTCGCTTCGACGGCACTCTGCAACTTGGTGACATCGTCAGCGCCAGCAATGCTATTCTCGTATTCGGAGTAGTCGGTATCGTCCTTGACATCGTTCACGTTCAAATCCTTGAACAGCTTGCTACGGATAACGTCGTTCTCCTTCGTGAGACGGTTCTTCTTAGCCTGTGCTTGCTTGACCTTGAGCAATGCCGACTGCATTCCAGCAGCATCGTTGTTGCCCTTGGCGACATTGAACTCGTTCTGTGCGGATGCAAGGTCGTAGTTGGCAACTTCCATGTCGATGCCGTTCTGCTTCCACTGGGACTGCAGATTGGACATCTTCGTAGCGTCTTCCGTGGCCTTGCGGATCTTCTCGGTCTGCTCGGCAGTGCGGAGGTTCTGCTTGTAGCTCATGTAGGTGGACGGGTCAGCATCGTACTGGAACTTGTACTTGCCCATCTCTGCTTCCATGTCGAAAGCCTTGCGTTCCTTCGCAATCTCGGACAGACGTGCCTCAAGTTCTGCGATACGTGCGCTACGTGCGTCACGTGCGGACGCATCTGCGGACTGGTTCGCCATTCCGAGGATTTCTGTGCCAGTGCTCTTTGGCAAAATCGAATCAAAGTATGCCATTACAGATACTCCTTCTTGTAGATGCCGATACCGGTCGGTGGAACGAATTCGTCTTCATTTTCCTTGTAAGGGAACGGTACGCCAGCCCAGTTGGACTTGGCCATGATTGCGGACATGTTGGACTTGGCGTCACTGTCACGCTCGGCCTTGAGCTTGTTGAGTTCGGCCATGATCTGCTTCTCTTCCTCGTCGAGCTGTGCGGCCTTGTCGAGGATGTCCTTGCGCTGTTGCCACTTGTAGGCGTCCACGCCACCCTTGACGATATTGCCCATGCCCTCAAGCATGCGCTTGTTGCTCTCGTCACGCTTGCGGTCGAGCTCCTTGGCCCCGTTGATATAAGTGTCAATAAATGACATCGAAGGTGCTGTATAGATACTTGCCATGTTCAACTCCTTAGATCATGAGGCCAGCGGTTGCCAGCGAGAGGTTTCCGTTGCTGCGGTTCTGTTTTGCGGCGATCTGGTCTGCCATCTGTTGTTGCTGGGTGTTCACGTAGTCCTGAGCGAGATTGCCCTGCATCGTCATCTTGCTGTCCGTGGCACTCTTGAGCTGGTTCAGACGTTGCTGCATGCGGTCGATGTTGCCAGCCCATTCAGAATATGTCTGCGAACGGTCAGTATTGTATTCTTGCAGTGCGGTCTTGTAAAGCTCGTCATTCTTCTGTGCAACGCTCTCAGCGATCGCATTTGCGGCTCCGGTGCCACGGCCTACGCCAGCTCCGGCAGCGGAATGCTGCACCTTCTTGGACGTAGCGTCGATGATCTTGTCGTAGTACGGATTTACGAAATCGTCAACAGTGATTTCATTGCCGTTCTCGTCTTGATACTTGAACTCGTCGAAGTCGTAGACGTAGTCTTTCGGGTCGTAGTCCTTGATAGCTTTCTTGTACGCATCTACGTCCGCCTGGCTACCCAGGAAGTTGGTAGGATCGCTGTAGTACTCGTCCATCAAGGCTTCCACCTGATCTTGAGTCAGGTTGAAGTCCCTCTTGGCCTTGTCAAGAATCTGCTGCTTGCGTTTCTCGTCGGACTCCTGTTCCACGCTGGCGAAGATGCCAGCAATAGCTCCCAAACCGCCGCCGATAAGTGCGCCATACGGGCCAGCAGCTGATCCTACTGCCGCACCAGTTCCGGCTCCGCCAATTATGTTACTGCCCCATTGAGCCATAGTAATTTCTCCTATTACTAAATTATCCTTCTATGCCTTTAGACGGAACGAACCAGTTGCGGTCTCGCCTTCGGACAAGGTGAATGTTAATTGTGAATTCCTTACGGGTACCGTGCGCACTCCGCTGTCGCTCATGACAAGCAAGTGCCAGTCAAACGCATTCTCAGGTAGCTTCTCGTCAACGGTGATCGGGCCGACCGCATTGACGAAGCAAAGACTTTTCAGACAAGTGAAATACATGTTCTTACGACCGTCTAGACCGTACGAACCTTCGAGAGCCTGTGCCACATAGTCGGGCGCGCTGAAATGCGTTATGTCGATTGTCTTTATCATGTCAGCCCCTAGAAGATATTGCACGGACTTGCGTTTATCTTTGCGCTAACGATGGCGAAGTCCACCGGGTCGCTACATGAAACCTCTATCGTGAGGTATCTGCACAGTCCGAGATTCCACCATGTAGTCTGATGGTCGTAACGGCCTATGGCTCCCATGGAACCTACTTCCATGTCCGTCCAGTTGTTGCCATCGGTGCTGTAACGCATCATGACATGAGGATCAAGCGTAGGATTGTCGATCTGTCCGTTGTTCAGAGTGATATTCAACGCATCGCAATAGAACGGACTGTTGTCGGAGTACAAAGCTCCGCCACGGCGCAGACGCACGATGCAGAGGCCGTCCCATTCCGTATACTTGTCGTTGTCCATATAGACTAGCACGTCGCTGTCGAATTCTCCGAAGAATAGCTTGTTGTATGCGAACGTCGCGTACTGTGGCCTCCAGAGCCCCATGTCGTAACTTTCGCGAGCGTGCCATTCCTGTTCCGTCAAGTCGTAGACAAGCGTTACCTTGTCCGTACGGAAAGTGATTGCGTAGAACACGTGCTGGTTCTCTTCCCAGAACTGTCCCACGGCATCTTCCGGGTAGGACATGCGGCTGATCTGTCGCTCGATGGAAATTGTAGACACGCGCTTCTTCTCGTTCCCCTGCATGACATAGATGCCATTCTGTCCTATATCGCTAGAAGCAAGCCACGCAACGTACGGGCCGCACTGGGCAAGGGAATTCGGAGCCCTTATTCCGATAGACTCAGCTGCATTGTCAGGAGATACAAAAGGCTTATTAACATCGTCACGATAAGAGAAGCACTGTACAGAGCGACTGCCAAACGTATAAAGAAACGAACCGTTGCCACATAGGGCAGTTATGTTGTCCGGATTCCATTCGGAATAGGTCACAAAACCATAGCCTTCGTACTCACCGTTCGGATCAGCATAGAACACGTCGTAGATGATGTGGTCTGAATCGTCAGTTGTCTCGAACGGATACTGGATTGACGTGTAGAACGCATCCGTTCCCTTGTCGTTAATAATCAAGTAGCCGTAAAGATATGCGACATGAGTCGGCTGTATCTTGACAGTGTGGGACGCATCGCCTACACGTGTGGGGAGCTGGATGGATCGCCAGTCCTCGACCATGTACGGGTCGGACAACGTCGTGTCAACTGCGAACACGGAAGCACCGTCCACAACAACCAAGTGGGGATGTGCGGAACCCTCGCCGCCAGTTTCCGCAAAGTGAACGGGTTCGTTCAACGAGTTGGAAACCTGGCCGATCTTGTAAGTGACATAGCCGTGGTCGGTATCGCGTATAGTGTAGACGCCGGATCCCCAGCAGCCGAACAGCAACGGATTGCCGTCATTGCCACGAGATGCACGGAAAAGTCCACGGCACGGGCCTTCGCCCACATGCTTGGCAAGTTCCGTACCCTTGATGCTCAACAATACCTTGTTGGTAATTGAGGAATCAGCATCGACCGTTTCCGGATACATGTTAGAGCTATAAGACCGAGAAACCTTCTCGATCTCATGTCTGTGAATACCGCCTACAATGTTCTGGATGATTCTCTGAGCCATGGCTCCTCCTTAGTTCGGGAAGAACATACGGCCAGAGATGAAATCCGCACGGTTCAGTCCGTACGTCGGTCTACGAGACAAATACTTGACCGCACGTGTCGATGTCTTGACATTCTTTATCATGTCGTCAAGGTCTACCTTGAGCTTAGCCACCTGTTCCGTGTTGAGACGCGGGAAGGTGTTTGCAAGCTTGTACGTAAGTGCGGTAATGAACAACTCCGAGTACTGTTCCGGAATGCGTAGCTCCGAATTCAAGTCGAAATTCCATTTCTTGTTGTAGTAAAGCTTCAGCTCGATACGAGTGTCCGGCAAGAGCTTGGTCTTGAACATCACTTGCAAGTCGTTGAGCGGTTGACAAGTGTACACGCCACTGCCAGTAGGATAGGCGTCGAAGTCATCCGGAGAAGCATAGGACAGTTCCGCATAAGAGCCTAGGCCCTGCGGTTCCTTGCTGCGCCAGTACACCCTGCTGACCTTCTGGATATTCGGAGCCTCGATGTCCAATGGAAGATACTCGTCAATGCCTTCTTCGGTCTCTCCGAGTACGTATTCGCGCTTGTCGAACGTAGTTTCGACAGATGCGATAAGGAACTGCAAAAGATTGTCGTTGGAGTATTCACCAGCGATTCCCTTCAAGAGTCTGTATGCGGACTCCACCATGTCAGCTGGCGGAGTCTGGCGACGTGAGACAAGGTTGCTCCTGTTCAATGCTTCTGTAATAATCGAGCGGACTGTAATCATGGTGTCCTCCTAGGAGGAAATTAGCGTCGCATCGTTCAGCAACACTTTGTACATAGACAAAAAGGAGCTGCCTCTTGCGAGACAGCCCCTATCATCGGGAGAGATGATATTCTTTTGGTTACTTGGCCTTCACGAGCACGAGAGCCTGGGCACGCTTTTCGATCACACCAGCGATGGTGAAGAGGTCGAAACGAGTGTCGTTCACGAAGGAGCCCATGTCGATCATGCGGTTCTGGTGAACGGTGATGCCTTCCACGGAACCCTTCTTGGAATCGGCAGTAGCAACGTCGATGTCGTTGAGGGTTTCGAATTCGTACGAACCGTTGGCACGGACGAGAGCAGCAAAGTACACACCAGCAGCAGGACAAGACACGCCACCAGTAACTTGAGCCCAATCAATGATGGAGCCGTCTTCCTTAGAAGCAACACGAGTACCGAGCACGGCAACCGGAACTTCGTCCACAGGGATTGCAATAGAGGTTGCACCCTGAGCAACGTTCACGTCTTCCTTGGCAATGAATGCGTACGGCTGAGTGGTTTCGTCACCGTAGAAGTCGGTAGCGACAATGCCGTCAACGAAGAACGGAGTACCCACACCGACCTTGGTAGCGGCAGCAGCTGCAGTACCGAGAGTGATGGTGAGGACGTTGGTGGAAGCGTTGAAGGAAGCGAACTGAGCGCCTTCCATAGCGTTGGCGAGAGCTGCGCTGATCTTCACACGCGGAAGGAACCTCGTGGAACGGTAATCCGCACCGTGGAAATGACCGATCAAGCCCTGCTTGTACATGGCCGGAGCATCAACCGGAACGAACTGGGCACCCTTGGAAGTCACGATGGCTTCGATCATCGGGTCGCAGAAACCGTAGAGCGGTTCGGACGTGATTGAAGCAAGGTGGCCAGTAGCCATAGAGAGCGGTTCAAATTCGCCAACATTGCCAACGAAGCAAGTGGCAGACTTGGCAACGTCCTTCTTGATGGACTTTTTCAACGCACCCTGGATAAGAGCCGGGCCATCCATTTCGGCAATTTCCTTGTCGAACTGAAGGTCAGTCTTACCTTCGACGGCGTTGGTCTTTTCGGAAATGTGCCAAGGTTCGATGGCGAGCTGAACTTCACGTTCAGTGATCTGGTTCTTCACACCGTCGCCGATAGCGAGCTGGTTCTCAACTTCGCCACGGTCACGGATCACGAAGGAATAAACCTGACCATTGCGCTTACCTACGAGCTGATCGCCCAGATAAGCTTTGCTTCCGATCGTGAAATAGTTAGCGACCTGAGCGGCGCGGAGAGCGACGAGCTCGGTCTGGTAGTTAGTAGCAATAGTGTTATTGCTAGGAATGTTTGCAGCGGGAATAGTACGTGGCATAAGCCAACCTCCAGTTTAATTTGTTTAGAACGGATGTTCCTCTAGGTACCTGTTCCAATCCCGTTTGGTACTTTCGACAGAACTTCCAGGTGTTTGCACTTGGCTACCGATCATCGGCAGCGGTGCCTTGTTTGGTTTCTGAGCGACCTGCGGAACGTTTTGCCTATTACCGACCTTGCGGGCTATCTGCAGACGGTTTTCCAACTGCTGCAACGCAAGCATCTTGCGCATCGGATTCCTCTTTTCCACAATGGACTTGAGGGTTTCAGGATTGCGCATTAGCGTACTGATCATGAGAGGAGCGATATCTGAGTCGCCTACGAACGCATCGATGCTGCCGTCCGGATCGTACTCAGCTAGGAATTCCTTGAACTTTGCACCGCCATTGCGGAGAAGGTTCCAGTAATGTTCCTTCGCTTCGTCATCCTTGAAGCAATCGTCGACTTGCTTGCTGTGACGTTCGGCAGCCTCGGACTGTGCGTCCTCATTTGCCAAGTTGTCACGCTCGTTCTTGAGGCGTTCCAGCTCGTCCGTTTCACGGTTCAGCTGTAGCTTGTGGTCGATATACGACTTGACGTCGTTAGGGTCGAAGTCGCCTTGTTCCAGCACGGAGTACTTCTTGACCTTCTCTTCCAACTCGGCGATACGCTTGTCCTTGGCCTCGATCTCGGCCTTGTGACGCTTGTTCTGCCGCTGGAAAGCATGGTCGATCTTCTCCTGCTTCGTAGGCTTCTTCTTGGTTTGCTGCTTAGGTTCAGCAGCGGTCTCGTTCACTTCGGTCTCGGAAGGTTCGCGGGCTTCCTTGGCTTCAGATTCCGGAACTGGAGTCTCTTGTTCTTGAGTCGTCTCCGACGCTCCAGTAGTGTCGGCTACGTCCGGAGCTTCTGTAGGTTCGGAAGGTTGCGAGGCTTCTTCCCCGTGCATCTGCTTCAGATAATCCATGGCTTCGTTATGATCCATGCTTTGTTCTCCCAACCGCGAAATTTGTTAACCGCGTCGTGTTCGCGGTGTTTCTACTTGTAAATTAGTGTCAGTTATTGTCAACCCTTCGGAAGGTACGTGTGAGCCTTTCCCCAGTCCCCAGACCAGCTGTTGACAGAGCGGCCAATAGAGCCAGCCGCAACAAGGTCTCTGAGGATACGGGAAGCCTCCACCGGGTCGGAACTGCCCTTGTACTGGTATTCCTTGGGTGAGCTACCGAACGTCACGTAGATGTCACCGTTTGCACCGATACGAGCCTTCTTCACTGCGGAAGACGTAGGCGTAACTGGGCGACGGGGATCCTTGTCGTTCCACCACTTGGCAAGACCTTCTTCGGCCTTGACGCCCAATTGGAGAGCCTTGTCCTCAGGAATGTTCGGCTTGCCGACAAACTGCATCAAGGCTTCCTTGTGCTCCTCAGGAGTCTGCCTAATGAACGACTCAAGGTTCTCTGGGCTACGGACAAGGCCAGCGTTGTTCTGCGGAGCGCCTGGGATGTACACGACTCCGGCATCGAAGTCGAGAGGCTTCGACACGGCTTCGGATGCAGCAATTGCCGATTCCAACGAACTTACGTCGGCAAGTTTCGGATCGCGCTTCTCGGCTGTGTTAGGTGTCGCAGTAGCAAAGAATCCAGGACCCATAGCAGCTCTCGGAGCACTGCCAGCAACTGCCGACGGGCCCAGAGAACTTACGCTTGCTCCAAGGATTGATGCGAGATAGCTTAATGGTATTCTTTCACCAGCCATTACACACCTCCGAGCATCTGGTTAGATTCGTTGATGGTCTGCTCCATCTTGTCTTGTGCCTCTATGGCGACACGCTGCGCATCAAGCTGCAGTTCCTCTGCATCGATCTGCGCTTCTTGTCCAGCCTTGGCAGCGTCCAGTTCGAGTTCCGCTTGCTTCATCTGATTGTCAAGAAGCTTCTCGTTCCATTCGAGCTGACGGTCTTCACGCTTGTTGGCAAGCTCGGTGAACAGACTCTGTATCTGACGCTTGAGATCCTCGTTCTCGGCCTTGGTAGTTTCGAGCTCTTCCATGGCCTGGTCGGCAACGAACTTGATCTGCTTGATCTCGTGGATAGCGTACTCGTCGAGGTCGCCGTCGTTGACAAGCTTGATGGTCGGATCCATGTTGGCGACAATGTCCTTGGACAGCATCTTCGCATCGTCCGTAGACAGAGTATCTGCGTAATACTTTGCAAGGATCGGCTGTAGCTGCGGAGGCAGCATAGTCGCCATCACTTGCAATTCCTGACGGCGCTTCATGTTGGCCGTGATAACGTCAGGGCCAGCTTCCAGCTTGAACTTGATGCGTTCACCGCCGTTAAGCATCTCAATAACACACATCCAGATGGCACGCATGGCCTCGTAGGCGTGAGAGTAGAGACATGCAACATTGCTCTCACGATTTGATGCTTGTTCCAATACTTCGGTAGCTGTGCGCTGTACGTCAACGCCTCCGGCAACACTTCCTTGAATTCCCGTAGGCGGGACACCTAGGACAGCTGCCATGAGCTGTTGAGTCGTGTTGATTACGTTCTGAAGGTCGCCAGTTTCAAAAGCTTCCTTAAGTTGTACGGGACCTTGTCCGTCGACCGGGTTGAACACTACTGCCAAACTATCGTCTTCCGCACAACGTTCCAGATACTCTTCGAGGCCGTCGACTGCACCAGCAGGGAACATAAAGTTGGCCTTGGGGGATCTGTTCAACCTTCCCAACATAGTGGAGTATGCGAGGTTAAGTCCCAACTGCAACGAATAGGTCTTACGCACGATGCCGATGTAGTCGACCTTGCGCAGCTTCGTCACCTTGTATCCAGCGAAACGGAAGATGGGGATCATGGTCGTCGGCAGGACGACATGTTCCACGACCTTGTCGCCGCAGAGCTTGTACATGTCGACAGTACCTTGTTCGTTCTTTTCGTAATAAGTGACGATGGGTGTGCAATGTTCCGGACGGTTCTGCCACTGGTCGCCGATGTGATAAAGCACTGGGAGAACACGTGGAAAGTCATAAGGAACGACATCCTTACCGTAGAGACGCTTGGCCTTCTGGATGCTGATCCAGTTCACGACAGCTCCCTGCTCGGCATCACGTGCCGAAGCCTTCACGACTGTCGGATCCAGAGCAACAGCAGCCGGATCGTCAACGCATTCTGGGACAATCTTGGGCTCGCCAGTGAATTCGTCCGGAACAGTCGTGACAATGATATAAGCCGCGCCGATGTCCACGGCCTTGGCGAATGCGTTCTGGAAAGCGTCCTTGGCGTCGGAGTCCGCTTCTATGTCGTTGATAGCTTCCTGGATTTCAGGCATCGAAGACTGGTCTTCTAGTTGAGCGTGCCAAGGTGACGCCGTAAGCGGCGAAGATATGGCAGATTCAAACACTCCCCACTGACTAAGATGCTCGCAGACCTTCTTGGTGCGCTTCCAGTCCTTCATACGCTCATCAGTCCAGAAATCGCCGCTGAACATACGTTCGCATTCCACGCGATCCTTGACGGACGTTGAATAGTAATTCGAGGACTCTTTCAAAAAGTCCACAACCTTTTGGATAATTTCGGAATCTCTCATCGGAATCCTCCTAGGAGGAAATTAGCGGTGAGCTGCGAGCAATCTCTGGACAACAGCCTTTGCGTCTACAGAGTTCTTTCCGATGCCTTGAGAGGAGTTACGGGCCTTTACCGCAAGCAAGAGAGCGTCAAGAGCATCGGGACTGCGCCCAATAGCCTTCTTGATGTCTTCCTTTGGGAACATTGCCGTCCGTCCCTTGTTGTCTACAAAGTAAAGGGCATAGCGGCACTCTTCACGTATCTTGGCTCCGTCGTCGTTCTCTGGCATGTAGAGATTTGTCTCGGACACGGCATTTCTCAAGCCGAAGTGCATCTCTGTGCGCAAGTTGTTAAACGAATCATCCTCGGCAGCAGAGCCGAAGTTGATACCGTCAACATTCTTCACAGACCGTTTCGTATAGTCAAACAAACCGTTACCGAAGCCGCCAGTGCAGTCAATGCAGACTCCAGCCACGTTGTACTGCTGGTTCATCTGTAACAGTTCGGATACGAGAAGCTGTGTCTCCGCATGGTGGAAACGTCGTGACTCTATAAATCCATAGTCATCGATGGCGACAAATACGGAATCGTCGCGGCCCGCTCCGGCCAAGTCGCAGCCTATCCAGACTGGTTCATTGCTCCGATGGACTGGTCTGTCATGTGCGAACAGTCGGTCATCTATCGCCATGTTCGCCGAACGGCTGTCCACGATGTGACCGAGTATCTGCTGTTCGTAAAGCTGTGTACCGGGCGGATATCGTTCCAGCAAGTCGGCCTTGAACTCGTCACTTGTGTAGATGTTGTCAAGTGCGCTTGCATTGATTATCGCCTTCGGATTCTTGTTGCAAAGGTTGACAAACCATGCGTGGGCTGCGTTGAAGGAATCGGGTGATGTGAACAAGCGAATGCGTGGCATAGTCACAGTACGACCACGCAGACGGTCAGAGCCCCAGTTGAACAAGTTCTCTTGGCAATAACCGGCTTCGTCTATCACGAGTATATTGACTTCGGTCATACCAAGGATCGCATCCGGATTCTCGCTGGTGGCACCGTAGCAGACACCATGTTCGCCTACGCGAATCTCTTTGTCACTCTTGTTATACTCGTAAGGGATGCCCCATTCGTTGAGACGCTTTCTGACCTCGCCAAACAGAACGCGGTGCAAGGCGGTAAAGTTTTGAGCCGCCGCAATGATAGTGTTCTGCTGGACTAGCTTCATGGCAATGTATACGGAAGCTGCGTACGACTTTCCGCTGGATACACCACAACACGCGATGAGGAGTTTCTCGTCATCGCGCTGCAGCATTTCTAGCTGGAATGGCATTAGCTCGACTTGCATGCCGAGCCTCCGCCTAGTTCTTTTGTGGTACTACGAACTCAATCTTGCCGGACAGTTCCGTCTTGTTGTCAGTCGTTGCATCGATATGCATACGGTTGACAAACTCTTCGGACTGTTCGTACTTGAGCCCTATCAAGGCCATCGCTTCCTTGAGCAATGCAACCTTGTCCATATCGCCTTTCTTGAGAGCCTTGAGCATTTCGTCGCCGAAGTCGTAGTTCTGCACTACCTTGTTCAGCATCTCTGCGCGTACTTGCTTGCGCAGATTACGAGCCTTTACAGAGGCTTCTTGAGCCTGTTTGGCAGTCATAGCGGTAAATGGCGTCAGTCCTTTCGGTACTGGCTTTTTCGGCTTGGCCACGCCATCCGAAACGCTATCGTCTTTACACATTCTCTCCTCCTAACCGCCAAACTTGGTAATGCGCCTGACGTTGGCGCTACTTGTCCAAGAACTTGTTCCACCAGATGTTGTTGGTCAGGTCAAGTCCCTTTTCCTTAATCATCAGAGTACCTTCGAGGAGCTCGATGATTCGGTCGAGCTTGGCCTCGATGGCGCTTGTGTTCTGCTGCTGAGGAACTTCCTCTGCAACTGTAACGTTATTCTTCGTCGTCGGCTTCTTCGTAGCCATCTTCGGATTCTCCCATTTCCGGTGCGTCGAATTCTTCGCCGTCCATGTTCAGCTCGCCATTGATGTCGGCAATGAGCTGGCCAACTTCGGCAATTTCTTCATCGGCTACGCCGTACTTCTCAAAGATTTCGTCCAGTTTCTTGATGAGCTTTTCCATAAAGCCTCCTTCCTAGATGGAAATTAGGGCTGGTTCTCGTTCTGTGCTGTGTGGGCAATCCAGCCAAGCCTTACTTGCCTCAGCTGCATGATGCCAGTGATGATTGCGCAGATCGCAATGACAAGGTCGCAGATGTAACTGCTGGTCGCTATTCGTTCGTTATTCATTGCTTATACCAACATTGCGGATAGTATTGTATTCCACCCAAGCATTGTCTTTCTTGATCCAGCAACCTTCCCAAAATCCATACTGATACTGAGTCTGCATTACAGCAGCCTTCTTCGCACAAGAGTGCTCTTGAGCATAGTATGCTGGTACCGTAACACATCCGACAATGAGTGCTGTAGCCAGTAGAATTGCACCGATCAAGACAATCATCGAATGCTCATAGCAAAAGTCTTCAAACATTACTTGGCCTCCAAGTTGCACCAGCGAACATCTCTATGCCGTATATCATACTTGTCTACATAGCAACGAGGAATCTGTCGCCAAGCAACGACAGCCCATGGCTGACCCTCATCCCAGTCGTTGACAGTAGTCCAGCCACGATGTTTATCGTCGGCGTACAGATCGTCATACCAGCCACAGTCGATGTCAATGTTCCAGTGTGCGTTTTCGTCTTCTGGACGTTCGCCGTGGTCAAGTTCAGCTACTAGGATTTCAACCATGTCGCTGTTGGACGGCATACGATTATCGCAAAAAATCCAGTTGTTCGGATTCGGGTTATAGGGGAGAATGGCCGTGTCTGTCTTCTTTGCGTAATTCTCCCAGAATTTTTCAAGACCATAAATGACTTCAGTAGACACGATGAGTGCCTTCTGTTGGTCGTGACCTGGGTCGAATACGCTGTAAGCCTTGTCGATGTCTACGTAGTAATTTGCTTCTGGCATATCAAAACTCCTTTGATATGACAGAAATTACTTCATTTTATAACAACTTGCTCACAACTACTCTCTGCAGCCCAGCAATGGCGTAGAAAAGTGATAACAATTGTTATCACGTTATGGGTGTATGTTTGCACAAAAGTCTTGTAATCACGCTGTTTTGGACAAGTGTTGTTATACCACACACTCATACTTTTGCTATCTTCTGGTAACAACCCAGCACACAACCTCGGAGAAGCCATGAAGATAACCGTCTGCGCATACCTCAAGAACGCACACAAGCTCAAGAATCCACAGTACTACGCAAGAGTAAAGATAGACAACAAGACACACGACATACCACTGCACACGACGGAGAAGGCCGTTGCGGAGTCATGGGTACGGTTACGACGTTCCGAGATACAGCGCTACAATGACTACATAGCATGCGGAGAACAGCCGCCGGAGGATCTGCTTGCCAAGCTCATGCCCACAATCGCCCAGAAAGGCACCTCTGAGGCCGTTTCGTTAATACCCAAGTGCTTGGACGGTTGGGAGGCAGATCTGCGCCAGAAGGGCTACAGAGAGAGGAGCATAGACACGTACTGCAAGGCCATACGGAACACGGTGCCGTCAAGCGCTACCACAGCCGACTTCACTTCCAAGAGCGTGAACGAATGGCTGAACAAGCCGACGCTCAAGACATCCACTCGCAAGTCCTACTCTGTCAGTCTCAGGGAGTTCGCCAAGTTCCTAATAGCAAACTACGGCCTAAACCGTTCAGTGACGGACAGCTGGCCCATGGTGAAGGTTCAGACCGAGGAGAAGGGGTTCTGGACTATGCCGCAGATGTATCGCCTCATAGAGGCCATAGAGTGCCGCGACAAGGTCATGGAACAGCAGATGAAGGCTTACTGCTGGATCATGGCCACGTGCGGCTCAAGACAGCAAGAGACGTATCTGCTGCGCTGGTCTGACTTCGTTGACGGGGTAATAACCTTTCGCGCTGAAACCACCAAGGGCAACAAGACAAGGCGTGTACCTCTGGACATGCGTGTGGCTGAAATGTTGTTGCGCCTACCGAGGACGTCCACGCAGATGTTTCCGGACATACCGAAGTCCCAGGCTGGCCGCTTCTCGATAGTAGACCGTGCAGCGCAGAAGGCTGGGCTAGGACATGGCGGTCTGCACCGCTTTAGACACAGCGCTTGCATGTACCTGTATGCTAGGTGTAAGGATATCAAGGCCATAGGACAGATGGTCGGGCATTCCGCAGCCGTGAGCCTTACTTATTACCAAGCCAGCCGTGAGTCGGACGAGTTGCGCAACATAGTGCAAGCTGCGTATGAGAACGAGAACATGATCCCTTCGACCATGGACGAGCTCATCAAGGCAGGGCTTATTTAAAATTCCGGCTCTGCCGCCACGAGCGAAGCGAGTGCCTTTATAATATACGTAGTATATTTAAAGAAGAAAGGTACGTCAGGTACGTCCGGTCTGTCCAGCCCAGTATTTATGCGGCCTCCAGGTGGACAGACCTTGGACAGACCTTGAGGAGGTCTGTCCACTTTTGGCGATTTTTGCGAAATTTCGCCATCTGGTAAATTTTTCTAAACATGGGTATTTTTGGCCTTTTTGGTCGATTTGCAATTCAAATTTCATTATACTATCTTTATTCTCAGCTTAACAAGAGAGTACCGCTCGAAGATAGTTAGATAATAATTTACGCCATTTCAATGTAGGTTTTTAGGCCATCGGAAACATTTTTTCGGCCACCTACTAAACTCATTTACATACGACTCGCATGGACAAGATGTGAGAGGCGATTATCTGCTAGGGCGGACTGTATAGAATTTGTTTCCCTCAGCGGTGCCAGCTTCTGGATGCTTGTCCCATCGAGAAAACAGCTGGCACCGCTACTTTTTTAACAGGTGCAGAGGGAAATTATGAATCAAGAAGAAATTCTTTCAGCGGTCAAGGGAGTGCTCAACGAACAGCTCGTCTCCGAGATCGCACGCCATTTCGCCGAAGCCGACAACGACTTCCGCGAGAACATCGTACTCCGTGACCGTGTGGACTGGCTCGAAAAGCAGCTTGCTGACGCCTCAGCAGTGCTCGCCAAGAAGCAGCCGGAGCCGCAGACTTTCGAGGAGTTCCAGAAGGAAATCAAGGACAACTTTCCTGACAAGCCGGAATACTGGATCAAGGACGAGGAAAGACCGATCTACGATCTCCCCACTATGGAGAAGATCCGTACATCTTCCACCTACGCCGCACGTCGCGAGAACTATTTCGATTCCATGCGTGGACGTGACAAGGCCATATTCAGCACGAAGGAGAACGCATAATGCTTAACGAGAAGTTCGACAGTTTCATCCGCAAGACCTTTAGTTCCATCTCCTACCAGGGCAATCCGGCTTCCAAGAAGCTCAAGTGCGACGGCAAGGTGTTCAAGACCACGGAAGCTTTCCAGTTCGTCCAGGATGCGTACAAGGACGCTATCGCACAGGGCCACGAGCAGAGCACCGACGCCGTGCTTATCAAGGACGGATCCCCTGAGGCCACCGATGTTCTCAACCTGTTGCTGCAGATTGCAAAGGGCAACAAGAAGGCCCACGCCCAGCACGAGGAAGTGCGCCGTTCCGCAGAGGTTAGCGGATCCATGGGTGACACCCTCACTATGATGAACGAGTCGCCGCTCCGCCCGAACAAGAGGGACATCGAGATCCTCAGCAACTTCTGCATCACCGCCAACGACTCCATGATGGAAGTGTACTACAAGTCCGAGGACGAGGACGGAAGGGTGCGTCTCGAAAGCCTCGGCATGTTCAACAGCAACATGAAGGACTTGTCGGCTCTCGCCAAGGCCATGGCCAAGAAGCACCCGATGGATATCGACAACGCATACGATGCGATGACCGCAGCCATCTCCAACTCTTACAACTCCATGCAGACGATGACACCGAGCGAGATCAACGACGTGCTCGTCTCCAAGGGAATGGACAAGTGGCCCGAAATGAAGTCGCTGTACCGTACAGACTTGGAGTCCGTGCTGGTCGCACTAATAGCGCATTACCGTGCAAACAATGTACCCGTCTTGCCGTGGGTTCTCCACTACGTGGAACTGTACCGTGTCACGTCCACCAAGACCGAAGGCGAGACGAAGAGCTCGTGGACTTCCGGGTTCAAGATGCGCACCAAGCAGGGCATCATGCTCGACGACGTGTCGTACTACAAGTGGGCTCTCTCCTACACGCAGTACTTCCCACAGATCGACAATCCCCAGCGTTTCGGAGGAGTGTTCAACCTCGAAGAGGGCAAGAAGCCTTACGGCCATGTCTTGAAGAAGTGGGACGAATCTCCGTTCCTCAAGGCTACGTTCTACGGCATGAACAAGAACCAGATCAAGGCTTACAGCGCTTTCTGGTATTGCGTGGCTAACCGCATCCCTACTCCGAGCATGCTCCACAACGACCAAGGCGGAAACCTCAAGAACGGTACGGTGGAAGTGATACGTGAAGGTCTTGCAGACTACTGGGGCTGCGACCAGAAAGACGTGTACTTCAAGCTCGAACGTGACCAGCTCGCGAACAAGGACAGGAAGTACCACGTGAAGACGGACGGCCTCAGCAAGCGCACTCTGCTTGACTACTTGTTCGTGTTCTACGACGAAGTGTCCCCGTCTCGTGAGATGTGGGAGGAATTCAAGGCTCTCACTGGTGCCAAGAAGGCCACCGTAAACGTTCGTCCTCTCTATGGCGATCCGTACACCGTCACTGCAGACCCCGTTCCTTTCTACATGACTCGCAACACAAGGACAGCCCTCTACGAGAAGGAACCGATGATGCGTCGTATGTTCGTGATCCGCACGTCCGCCAAGAACGCGTTCCTTGAACTGCTTACTGACGAAGACCGTGGCCTCCTCGACGACGAGCAGATGCGCAAGGACACGTTCGCAACCCTTATGCACATAGGCAAGGTTGCGTACGAGGAGATCGCAAAGCTCGGCGGCATGCTGAACATCAACAACATCTACGAGGATATCGGACAGGTTCTCGGCTCCTCCGCTGGCGACCCCGATTCCGACTTCAAGTACTATTACAAGTCTCTGTTCGAGGGCAAGCACGCTGGCGAAGATAGGATAATTGTGCCTACCGACGAGCTGTACGAAGGATTGGTGAAGATGTACCCCGACTACGAGGACACGGATCGCTTTCCTAAGACCAGCATGCAGATGAGGCTTTCGGACTTCGTGCTCGACGTTGACGCACGTAACAACAAAGACCGTGTGCGCATGAAGAACAAGAGGCCGATGGCTTATTTCCTCTACCGCAATGAAGTAATTTCAAATCTGGTTGATCCTACAGAGGTTCTTGTCAAATGAGAATAGCAATCGACTCCGAATTCAGTTTTGACGACAGCTGCGAGTTCTTCGCAGTCTGCGTCGCCGTCACTCAAGAGGACGGAACACAGCGTACTTGGTGGTACGACCAGCTTGACGATCTCAAGGCGTACATTGTCGACCACAAGGCCGATACGTGGGTTGCGCACAACGTGGAGACTGCTGAAGGATATCTCTTCCTGTCTCTAGGTTTCAGGCCCACGTCGTTCAAGTGGCACGATACTCTTCTCATGAGCCGTGCCGCACACAACTACTGCACCGACAGGATGAAGCTCAAGCACGGCTTGGCCGACTGCCTAGAACGCGAGGACATCGCATACCGTGACCATGCGGAGAAGAAGTCCGACCAGTCCATCTGTATCTACAAGCCGAACAAGACAACGTGGGAAGACCACCTTCTTGTTCTCGACCTCAACAAGGAACACTTGCTCGAATACTGCTTGAAGGACACCGCCGACTTGCTCGCACTTGACAGTGCGCTTGACGAGCTCGTTTCGGAACATTTCGACGAAGACCAGGTGCTCGACCATGCGAAGATCTTGGAACCTTCGAGACGTTCGGCATGGTTCGGATTCCTAGCAGCCTACATGTCAGAGTGCGGATGGCGTGGAATTCCTCTGTCCAGAGACCGTGTGAACCAGCTCGTCAGCAATGCGGCGCACGCAGTTGCATACTTGCAGAAGGGCTTCGAGCGCAAGTACCCTGGGTCGTTCAGGCTCAACAAGGGCAAGCTATCAAAGAACGTAAAGAAGTGCCGTGAGTATGCCGCCGAACAGTACGGCGAGAACGCTCACTACACGCAGTCCGGAGAAGTCTCGCTTGCGTCCAAGTTCACGAAGGAGTACGAAGGCGTCGGAGGATTCCTCTGGGACTATCACGAACTGGACAAGCACTGCCGTGCTCTTGCGAGCTTCACAAAGGCTGACCGTGACAAGAACTGGCTCGGACATTTCCTTCCTAACGAATGCGTTGTCCGCCCACGAATCAACCTACTTTCATCTATCACTGGTCGCTGCGGAAGCCAGACGAGCAGCGGGTTTATCTTCACCATGGGGAAACCGTTTCGTGGTCTCATAGATCCGCCAGAAGGCCGTGTGCTCGTAGAACTCGACTATCACTCGGAAGAGATTGCATGTCAGGCTTATCTCAGCAATGACGATACGATGGCCGAGATGTACGACCATCCACGTGTCGATAACGACTACTATACTACGCTTGCCGTAGACGTATTCGGAGCTACCAAGGAAGAGCGTGACACGTACAAGATAATCGCATTGATGTCCAACTACGGATGCGGTGCGAAGAAACTTGCAGACGTGTCGAAGAAGGATCTGGACTTCTGCGAAGACACGCTCGATACATTGAAGGAGACGTTCTCCACGTACTGGGAGTATGATTCCGACTGTATCAAGATGTGTCAGAAGTACGGCTATGTCGCATTCTCCGACGGTTGGCGTGTGCAGTACGACAAGAAGCACCCCGGGAAGGCAACAACGCTCATCAACTGGCCGTTTCAGGGCGTAGGCGCAGCCATATTGAGGCGGATGCTGTTCAAGCTGTGGAAGGCGGGCGTGGAGCTCGTGGCACCAGTCCATGACGCAGTGGTGTTCCTCGCTGACGAGGCGACATGGCGCGATACCGCAGCCGTTGTAACCAAGTGCATGGAAGATGCCGCAGAGGAATGTCTCGGTCGAAAGATCGGCGTAGGCGAACCGGAAGTCACGTTCCACGGAATTCCTAACTGTCACAGCGGTTTATGTAGTCGTGAGGAGTACGAACAAGGTAACTTCAAGAAGAAGGTCAAGAAATACTACGCCTTGTTCAACCAGTACCTTACGGTTTCCGACGATGACAGGCCCGATACCGAGAACTTGTACGTAGACGAGGAGTGGATGAATGTCGAAGATAATTGATTACGTTATCCTTGCGGCATCGTCCGCAGCCTTCGTCGGATTTGCACGGTGGTGCTTCAGTGACATCTTCCGCGAGAAGCGCCCTGAGGTCACCGACGATATGATCCAAGAAGCCTTCGAACGTGACGTAATGTCAAATTTTGACAGTGAATTCGACAAGGTGGACTGGGAAGACTAGCCCGTAATGAGTATGTAGTTCAAAACGTCGTTGACAAATCCTGCTATCTTTATTACAGATAAAAGGAGATGCCTTATGAACGAAGACTACATACTCGCACTTTATTTTTACTTACAGGAGTTAGACTATGAACACTACTGTCTCTGCTACTGATCATATTGATGTTCGCAAGATTCTCACCGAGCACCGCTGGCTCGACAAGAGCAACGACATCTATCGCAGCTTGACTGAAGACGAGATCGACAAGCTCTGCTCTTTCTTCGGCACTTGTCGCGAGAACGAGGACTACGACGAGTACTACTTGCATCAAGTCGCCGACAATCAGATCAAGAAGCGGCTGAAAAGAAAGTAAACCATGACAGAAACCCATGCCATAGGGTTGCCCAGCGGAGTCGGTACAAGGATTAACATCTCCGCTGGGTCCTTTTTTTTGTAAACTTCTTTTTACCAAAAATTGCCTTTTGTGTATTGACACACAGACACGAAAATACTATATTACCTTACGTAACGAATCAACAAGGAGGTTACACAATGCAATTACTTAAAGCTATCAAGGTCTTGTTCAGCGAGGAAGAGACGGAAGACCAGCGAATTGAAAAGGAATACTGGGCATTCAACATCAACTGGCCTAGTTTCCAGTATTATGTATGTTCAGATATTCCTAAGACTCGTTCGCAATGGTTGCCTGTGCTGTTCGTTTTGACAAAACGGAATGACGATAACCATGACCAGTACTTCCGCTGGTTGGTAAATCACTACCCCGATATGCTTAACGATTATGACCGCTGTGCGAGAGAAATTGTAAGCAAAAAATAACATCTTTTTTGTCAGTGTGTATTGACACGCAGGCACGAATAACCTATATTAACATCAACAACAAACAACAAAACAAGGAGACATCCAATGATTACAGTACAAGACATCCGCACCAAGTTCAACGCCGAACAGCTCAAGGCTCTTAACGACCTCGCAGACGCAGTCGTAGACGCCGCAAACAAGCTCGCAGAGAACGACATCTTCGCTGACAAGGGCGAGATCGAAACTCGTCTCTACTCTGCTCTGTACGGCACTTCCGACGTCAACGAAATCAACAACATCAACCTTGAACTCAGCATGAGGCGCTAATGCTGACGATGCAACGAATCCGTGAGATCCTTGCCGAGTGTGGCCTTACGGCCACCCATCTCTACGATGCCGCAGCGTATTTCTACACAGTCCAGCTTGAGCTGACCGAGCAAGACGTGCGTGAGATTGCAACAAAACTTAATAAAGGAGTTGCCCATGACAAAGAAAACTGCTAAATTGAAGCGCATGCAAGCACCTAAGAAGCGCATCAAGTCCAAGTCCATCACGATGTACATCGACCCGAAGTACACCGACAAGATTGACTACCTCAAGCTGACAAAGGGAGTCACCCGCTTCTTCGAAGAATGTCTTGACACAGTAAAGGTCGACGAGGGCAAGCTGCAAGTGCTCAAGGACTTGCGCGCAATGAAGGCAGCTGCCAAGTAAGTCTTTCGCACGGCTAGACCGTGCGTGTATTGAAATCAGAACAACACATGAACAGAGAAAAGACCTCTTACGAGGTCTTTTTTCGTCTCTTTGCGTTGATTTCTTCCTTGTGTTGTTCGTAGTATGCCTTGTTGTAAGCCCTTCTGTTGAACTTGTAGTCAGGATTTTTCTTTGCCTTTTCGAGCCACCGCTTCTGCGACTGATAGACCTTGTAAGGCTCGTACTCTTGCAGCATCTTTTGCTCTTGCTCTGTGTAAGACTTTGTCACAAACACGACCTTGTCGACTGGCGTAGTGCCTAGCTCCGCACATTCCTCACAATAGCGAGTGTAATCGTCCTCGCTCTGGTCATGCAATGCTCGCAACTTGTCACCCTGCCTGACAGCGTCACGCCAGTCTATGCGCTTTGATTTGTACTCAGCATCTGTACGCAATTTCGGAACTTTGTCTGAAGCTTTCAAGTCAAAGTAAGTGGTGTTGTTGTGGTCTTCGTCGGTCAGCGTAGCCGTGCCGTCGACAAGGTTGGCACGTTCTTGCATGTCCCGTAACCATACTTTGTACGTGTTGAAACACGAACCGAGCACTGCTGATCGACAGTTAAGGTAAAAGGACAAATCTTTCCTGTACTGACCAGTTCGTACGATGCGCAACAGTCTACAATACGCAGCCGTGTAGCACATGGCTTCGAGCTCTTCCATGTCCTCGCGTTCGTCCGCCCATGCCTTGTACTTTGTAAGAAATATTGAGACCAAAGTCTTTATGAATCGCCAGATCTCATCACGTGGCGATGCATCGGCACGGATAAGCATTGCCTTTTTACCTATGTTTACACGGTCAGGCCACCAGACCACGCGACCGTGCCAGATCATTGAATGAGCCATTTGTCCTCCTTTGTCTTCCATTCAGTGTGAACCTTGCCCACATTGCAGTGCCACGGATCGTCAGCCGAATACGGATAGCCGTACCAGCTCATGGACAAACTAACTGCCTTGCGGATTATCTCTGACTTGACAGAACTGTACGTACACATGTCACGCAGCCACAGCTTCAAGAACAAGTTCGTGTCATAGAATGACAGCGACTGGCCATAGCCAAGACAGTCGTGCAGCCACCAGCCAAGGCGCTCGTCAAGCGAACCAAGGTTCGGAACGTACCAGTCGATTATGGACGGTCCGGAACGTCCATCGAACTCGAAGCCAGCTTCGGTACGCGCATGCAGGATGCCGCAGTCCGTCATCACGCTGACCTCGACCGGGTTGGGCAATGGGTAGCGCCGTTCCTTTGTCTGCTTAACTTCGAACAAGGTTGAAGCACCAGTCACGAATTCATATCCGTATATCGCTTTCACAATTCCTCCTTGTACAAATAAAGCGGCGTAGTCCGCCGCTTTTGTAAATTACTTCATTTGTGCTTATTCCTTGTCCTTGACTAGTCGGACGGAACGCATCCATACTGGATTGCTGTCAACACCGCTATTCATACCGTTATATATTACCGATGAGTATCCGGTTGAAGTATTCCAGTGACTTGCCCTAATGCCGACATCTCGGAATGTACTGTCAAATACATACGCGGTCCCAGCCGGAGGCATTGCGAACCCGTATGTGTCAAGTCCCGGATAGCCATTAGTCCAACCAGTAGTAGTCGTTAGGTGTTCCGCCCCACTTCGCGGTTCGGTAATTGTTCCACCAACAGCTCGATACAAGTTGAATAATTCCCCTTGTCGCACCGGATGCCAGCCTGGGAACAGCGTTGCCGCATTGTCTATAAGGTAGTCGACAGCGGCCTTGTTGTAGAGCAGGCCATACTGTAGACCAGACCAACCGTAAGTTGTTTCGTCACGGTCGTAATACGCCGCAACAGGGTCTGTACTGTAAAGGTTCTGCGGGTTCAAGTTCAGACCTGCCCATGTAAGGTCTAGGTTACGAGCCAGCCATGTGTTTCCGTCAGGCATGTCTACGACCGGATAAACCTTTCCACCGATGACAATAGTTTTTTCTTCAAACGCCATCCACTTGGAACTGGAACCAAACACCATGGCCTTGTTGTTAAATGTCATTGCAGTTTTTGCCATCGCTTACTCCTTCTAGGACATTGTTCCGCCCCAGGAAGTCGGGATTTGTGCTAGTTCTGCGGCACCGGACACGGTGTCTCGTCCGCAGTTTCCGAACGTATTGCCATTATGTGATGGAGCGGGTTGCTTGGCACTGGCAGCTTGATACAACGCAAGTGCACCAGTTCTAACTTTGTAAGTATTAGTGCACATGTATGTCATATCTGTAACTGAGGTGACATCCAGTTCCGGGATAACTTCTAATGACCGACAGAGATTTAGCATTCCGCTCATATCAGTCACGTTGTGCGTATCAAATTTAGGGATCCGCTTGAGCGAGTAGCAACTACTGAAGAGCCCATGCATGTTTGTTACTGACGACGTAATGAATTCTGGGCAATTTTCCAACCGTACGCAAGCCCCAAACATACTCTGCATATTAGTCACCGACGAGGTGTCAAAAAGACAAACCGACAATAAATGGTCTGCACCGCTAAACATTTCGCTCATGTTTACAACGCCTGTTAGATTAGCTCCCAACACCTCAGCAATATAGAAGTAGTTGTAGAAAAATCTTGACCAGTTCGTAGACTCGTAAGTAAACTCATATATATGTTGTTCGTCGTCTAACACAACAGCATAAGTAGCGCCATGCAATGTAAAATCAGTGACAGGGCGTTGCTGAGTTAGCTTCACCCGCATGGTGTATGGAGGCAAGTTCAGAGGGTTTGGATTGTCTCTAGCAACCACGCACTTCGGTGTAGAACCGAACATTAGTGTCTTGCTGTTAAATGTTATCACTTTTGACATACACTACTCCTTAGTCGATCTCGACGTCCATTCCACTGTCATCATTTCCGCCCCAGTCTGTCGGGATCTGATCCAACTCTGCCGAGCCCGTGTCCGTATTAGATCCGCAATTCTTGAACGTGGCGAAGTGATCGGATGGCGGATTAGCTTGGGCTGATGCTTGCTGATAAAGAGCAAGTGCGCCAGACTGTACCTCTCTGCAGTAGTAGAACGCGTAGTTCATGTTCTCACAAGCGCTCGTATCATACAGAGGAATGGAGGTGAGGGCTCGGCACTCATAGAACATTTGTTCCATACTCTCACAGGCGCTCGTATCAAATAGACAAACGGATACCAGAGTATCGCAACTATTAAACAGGCTGCGCATGTCAGTAACTCCAGTAGTGTTAGCCCCTAACACATTTGTAAGATGGGAGACTCGGTCGTTATTTGCTAAGAAGCCGCCCCAGTCCGTATCATTACGATAGATGTCCCACACATTTGACGCAGCATCAACCAAAGTCTGAGAATCACCCATCTCCGGAGTGTAGCCAGACGAGAATTGACAGCGTATTGTGTACGGAGGAAGTCCGAGCGGATTGTACGGATCTACTGGTGTAGACTCGTAGACCTTGGTAGAACCGAGGTAAGCCTCGACAACCTTTGTGTTGCCAAGGTAGATGTCCCCGATAGATGTAGAGCCTAGTTTCAAAGACATAGCACACATCCTCTTGTCTTAAGATTCTTGGATCAAGTACAATACAGTTGCCACAGGCTGCGCTGGCAATGATGCGACAATCTGAATGTCCGTAATCCCGGCAGTAGTCGTCACATTCAAAACGTTGTTTGTAGTCGACAGCATATTGCCAGCAGTCGGAACAACAGACGGCGTAGCCCAAGCTGCATTGCCGCTGGAGTTGACAGTAAGAACCTTGCCAGCGTCGCCGACGGCAGAAGCCGGAAGCGGGTTGGACACCGTAAGCAGCGGAGCACCCATCTGGGTGAAAGTCATCGGCGGGTCGAGCGGGGCGCTCTCCGCGTAGAACCCTTCTCCTCCATATATCGATACGCTTGAACCGTCCGCAGAACCGAACATGATGGCCATGCTGATAAACTGCGCCGACGTTGTGACGTTACTACCGATATACCAATTGGTCGAGTCCACCACGGGTAGCGTTACCGTTTGCCCATCAAGACTTATTCCTTCTTCAGTTCTTTCTGAATACGCTAAGGGAGCCTTAAGGATAACGGAGTCGTTCACGCCCGGTATGTAAGATGTACTAAACATAAGGAACGCGTCATCTTCCGAACCCCTCTGATTTATAAGAATATCAGAGGGGATAGTCATCGTCACTTCCGTCCCGCCAGTCATCAAAGAAGAAATCATTGATGCCACGTCGCTCGGTAAATTGAAGTTAAGTCCGTAAGCCATAACATCGCTGAGGGAGGCTGTCGTAGAGGTTGCTGCGACATCGAGCGTGTTCTGGTTATAGGCAACACTAATCTCACCAGATGTGATATCAATGCCGTCACCAGCACTGTACGTGGTGTCGGTTGCAGAGATAGTGAGGTTGTTCGCACTTTCAGTAATGGTCACGTTAGTACCAGCTACAAGAGCCGTCGTAGCCGGAGTACCTGTCAAATCATCGTAGTCGCCAGTGGTGGCAACTGTGGCAAGATTCGCCGTAGGCGTATAGTTGCTAAGGTCGCTCTGCGTTGCAACAACGGTAGTATCAACAGAGATGGTATCGTTAGTGATATCGATGCCAGTTCCGGCGACGTAACTAGAGCCGCCTCCACTCTGGTTCACCCAGCCCAGAGCACCGTTGGAATCGACACCAAGCACTTTTCCGGATTCAGTTGCAGTGTGGCTAGGCAACGGATCGCTATTGCTGATTGTGCCAGAGGAAATGCTAATTCCAGTACCAGCACTGTACGTGGTGTCAGTTGCAGAAATAGTGATGTCGTTCGCGTTCTCAGTGATTGTGACGTTAGAGCCAGCAACGACTGGCTTGGTGTCCGGAATGTCCGGCTTGTTGCTCAGGTCATCGTAATCGCCGCTGGTTGCAACCGTAGCAAGGTCGGACGGGGAAACGAAATACGGCGTCAGCTCACTCTGCACTTTTACGAAGTCCAGTGAAATACCGGCTGTATGGTCTTGGGTATCCGTGTCTGCGTTGAGAAAAGATATGTTTTCTCCGGTTGACTTGCTGGTTGTAAGTCTCACGCCCGGATATACGTTCCCGGTACCCGTCAGTTCGATAGTGTCGGTTTCCTCTAAAGAGGCTTGCTTCCCGGCAAGGGCCGTATTCATCGCCGACGTGGTGGCATAACCGGAAAGGTCCGGGGTGCCGCTCAAGTCGGTGTATGCCCCCGTAGTGGCTACAGTAGCGAGGTCGCCCGGCTGGACAGCCGTAGCACCAGCACTTGCGCCGCTACGGATTGCAGACAAATCAGAAATAGTGTCTTGCTTTGCCGCAAGCCCAGAAGTTAAGTCCGAATTGGTAGCGTATACGCTGAGATCCGGCTTGTTGGCGATGGCCGACACACCAGAGACGGCGTTCCAGTCGCTCTGTACTTGAGCCGCAGGGATTGTCGGCTTGTTCTGCAAATCATCATAGTCGCCAGACGTGGCCACGGTGGCCAAGGTCGGCTTATTCAAAATCTGAGACACACCAGATACGGCATCCCAGTCGGCGTTAACTTGCGCGGCAGGGATCGTCGGACGGTTGCTCAAGTCGTTGTAATCGCCGCTAGTCGCAACCGTTGCAAGGTTCGCACTTTGTGCGTAAACGCTCAAGTCCGGCTTGTGCAAGATCTCTGCGACACCGGAAGAAGCTTCCCAGTCGGCATTGACTTGAGTAGCAGCTGCAGACGGTTCCCATGCGAAGGAGCCTACACCGCCGCTGTACGAAGCCATAAGAACCTTGTTGTCGTCGGCAGAAGTAACAGTCGGAACTTGACCAGTACCAGCAATGGCTTCAGCCACGGCAGTACCAGACTGCGGGTTTGCAGACAAAGCGTCATAATGCTGGTCAACGGTTACAGCCGCCGGAATGGTCGGCTTATCCGAAAGATCGTTATAGGAACCGCTAGTTGCGACAGTAGCAAGATTCGGCTTGTTAGCAATCGACGCAATGCCAGAAACGGCATCCCAATCGGTCTGCACCTGGGCAGCAGGGATACTCGGCTTGTTGCTCAAATCATCATAAGATCCGCTAGTTGCGACCGTGGCAAGAGACGGCTTACCAGAAAGGTCGGCATATGCGCCCGTAGTAGCGACAGTTGCCAAGTCGCCCGGCTGAACGGCGGTTGCGCCAGCACTTGCGCCAGTGCGAATCGTAGAAAGGTCAGAAATAGTGTCTTGCTTCGCTGCCAGACCAGAGGCCAGTGCAGACGTAGTGGCGTAGTCGTTCAAGGCAGCTGGCTGTACAGCTGTACTGCCAAGAGCAGCACCGCTACGAATAGTAGAAAGGTCGTCAATGACATCTTGCTTGGTTGCGAGCCCTGCCGTCAGTTCAGATTCTGTAGCGTAGTCGCTCATGTCGGGCAAGTCGCTCTTCGTCGCGACCACGTCCGTGTCTACGCTGATCTGGTTGTTCTCGATCTCGATGCCGTTGCCAGCGGTATATGAAGCGCCGCCACCGCCTCCTACAGCTTGCAATTCGCCTTCGCCGTTGATGACGATGGTCTCGTTGTCCACACTCACTTCGAGTTCGAGGTCTTCGTTCTTCTTGAGACCGCCATTGGTGGCGATCGGAGCACTACCCTCGTCGATAGGTGTGATGATATCTGCATTCCATTGGCCGTCCATAAAAACTCCTCTTTACAGTATGAAATTAGTGGCCGCCCCAGTCATTGGGCGAGAACCACAAGGCCCCGACCACGCATACAACCAGTATTACGATGAGCGTGGTCATTTTTTCAATTCCTTGATTGCTTCAGTAAGGCTTGCGACAGCCATGTCAAGCTTGACGATGTTGGTATTCAGGGTCGAGCACTGGTCACGCAAGTCATCAACCACTGTCGCAGTAAGGGCCTGCTGATCCTTGAGCTGAGTAGTGTTGAACTCCAGCTTGAGCACCTTGTCATGCAGCTCAAGACTGTCTTTGTCACGCTGCTCTTTGGTGTTAGCTCTATCTGCCTTGGTCTTCTGTACGTCAGCCCACAGCTTAATGGCTGCTGCTGTATTGGTTAACAAGAGCACTATTGCTCCGATCAAAGTAGCCCACAGTTCAGTAGTCATAAATCCTCCTAGTCTCCGTATACAACGCCAAACACGGAAACGCACACTTTTCCCCGTACTGAGAACGTCTGGCCAGCCACCTCATTAGTGAGAGGTACGCGCAGCACGGCGTCTACTGCGCTGATGTTTTGGCCCGCGCACAGGCCAATCGCCTTAAATGCCTTCCATGAATAGCCGTTGACTACGCTTTCCGTGTATGTCGTAAAACCAGTGTCCATCAGCCAGCGTGGGCTTGTTCCACCGTGCGCCAAGATGTAGAAGGACATCTGACGACCGTTAAGGCTGTTGCCCATCTCGATGTCATAACCTTTCATACAAACTATGTTACCGTTGTACATAATGGCGAGACCGAGACCGTCCGCACCTAGCGGGAAAGTCAGTTCGACAAAGCCGTTGGAAATGTCCGTTTCTGTAATGACGGTGGACGGATTGGTGAATGTAAATTCCCAGAACAATTTCTTGGTCTTGGAGTAGTGAAGACGTCCGTCAGAGCCAACCGAAATGTAGTTCGGATGTTCCGCATCGCCAACAATTCCAGTCATCGGCGGTTGCCACGTGCCGTCACCGCGAAGGAACTTTGTGCCATCGCCAGTGCCGTCTGCCTTAGGTGCCAGGCCGTTTTCAGTAGTAGTGAACACTCCATAGGTCGTGTCCGTGGCACTGATTACGTTGTTCGAATCAATGGTAATATTGGCTCCAGCCGTGTAAGTGTTCCCGCCTTGTGCCGTCTCCCAGCCAATAGTTCCGTCTGATTCTACGGTGAGAACCTTGTCGGCCTGTGCGCTAGTATGGGCAGGGATCGGATCCGTCACGTTGAACGTATTGCCAGCGGTCAGGTTAAGGCCCGTTCCGGCCTGGTAGAACGTGTCTACGGCAGAGATTACGTTGTCATTAGAAATGGTCACGTTGGTGCCAGCTGTCAGCTTTGGCTGAATGACCGACGTGTCTACTGCTAGAATATTGTACGCAGATTGAGAAAGACCGTAGCCAGCGACCGGAAGCGTATCGACGGCGTTGATAGTGTTGCCCTCGAAATAGATGTTGTTGCCAGCGGTAAGCTTTGGCTGTACAGTAGAAGTGTCAACGCTGAACGTGTTTCCGTTGAGGTTTAGTCCGGAGCCAGCCGAGTATTGAGTCTGCTGAGCCGACAAGTCAATCTCCGTTGGCTCGTTCGGAGATGTCGTTGTCGTGATTCCTACAGTGCCGTCCGAAGAAGTGAAAGTGTAAAGTCCGTCAGCGCCTACTACGCTTGTCGTGACATTGAGTCTCGACCACTGCTGTACTGCGTTACGGTCGTAGCAGTAAACGTCGTAGGCAAATCCGTCGGACGCGAGAACCACGGCCATGCCTTTAGCATCAAGCGGTATGTTGGCAGGGTTGTGGTCTCCGCTGAAATCCTTGTAGGTGATGTACGGAATGGTGGTCCCGTGCTGGTATACGGTCAACCAGCCGCCAGTAAGCGGCTTGCCGTCAGTGTCTTCGATCTGCAAAGCTGGATTTAAAAGGTAACCAAGAGCCATCCGTAGCCTCCTAGGAGGAAATTAGAGGAATGAAGTAATTTACTGATAAACTGCTGGCATAGAGGAGATTTTTATGCCTAGAAAAGCAAGAGATATCTACAAGGGACGTTTCGAACAGGGGTTTGACATCAATCGCGACGTCGATCTAGCCCATTTACGCGAAATTATGGCCATGGAAGAGGTTGACAATACCAACTACAATTATTATGGCCTCTACATCACCAACATCATCAACATCATGCTGAATTCGTACCATTTCCGTGGCTACGACGAGGAAGTAAAGCACGATATCCTCACGGAAGGCATGATAGATGCGCTGAAGGCGCGAACAAAGTTCGACGGAGCGAAATATCCGCAGCCGTCAGCACCCTTCAACTACATTTACAGGATTTGTTTCCACAGTGCGCAGCATGTCTTGACGAATTATTACCGAATGCAAGCGAGGATGGTACCCGCTTCCCTATGTGGAAGCGATACCAAGCTCACTGACGGTGCGGATTTCGACGAAGACATCCTAAACAAGGCTACGACAGACTGGGACGCTATAGCGGAACATCTGTCCTAGGCCCTGCCGATGTAGTAGTTGGCTGGCAGACCCTGGGTACGGCTCAATACAATGTCGGGTTGAGCAGTAGAGACGTACAGCACGTTGACAGCGCGGGTAATTCGCCATGTGTAGTTGTTGACGTAGCTCAATCCCTTCGCCCACGGTGTGCCGACTTGTTCGCTCTGCCATTCTTGCGTAGTCCGCTCGATTTCGCAGACCGGACAACCGATGCATCCCCAGTAGAGAGACCCCTTTACGGGAGGACGCTGCGGAGT